TTGCCCACCGGGTTCACCAGATTGGATAAGTACATCGGTGGATTTGTTCCCGGTGAAAATGTGGTGGTGGCAGGTCGGCCCGGAATGGGTAAGACAGCATTCGCAGTAAGCATTGGTATTGCTCATGCAAAGCTGGGGGGAAGAGTGATAATGTTCAGCATGGAAATGTCAAAGGAACAACTTGCAGACCGCATACTTTCATCTTTGGGCCGGGTGGACAACCTGAAAGTCCGCAACGCTGATGTGAATGAATTTGAATTGGAAAATATTGCTCGTGAATTACTGCTCATTGATTACAAATTTCAAATTGAGGACAGCACGATGCTTGACATTGCCCAAATAAAAACCCGAATTAAGACCATGAAAGTAAAACCCACGCTGGTAATCATTGATTATATGCAGTTGGTCAAATCCACAGGCGGTAAAAATCGGGAGCAAGAAATAGCCAACATATCCCGGCAATGCAAACTGATTGCCAAAGAATGTGGATGTACCGTGATGCCATTGTCACAGTTGAACAGGGGAACAGAGGAAGGAAACAGCCGACCAAAATTAGCAAACCTTCGGGAGTCTGGGGCAATAGAACAGGATGCAGACACGGTGTTATTCCCATACCGCCCTGATTACTACGAAGCCCAGAAGAATGGCGGCAACCCACCCGAACTTGAAGACGCTGAACTCATTATCAGCAAGTGCCGGAACGGGATGACAGGAACGCTGCAATGCAATTTTATGGGAAAAACAGTTGAATACATTTTTTAATTAAATATAAATAACTATATTTGCACCATGAGAATACTAAATCTTTATGCCTGTTTAGGTGGTAATCGTTACAAATGGGATGAGATAGCTGATAATTTAGAAATTACAGCAGTTGAACTTGACCCGGAAGCAGCACGTTTATACCAGGAACGCTTCCCAAATGACAAAGTTATTGTGGCAGATGCACATCAGTATTTGCTTGACCATTACAAAGAATTTGATTTTATATGGAGTTCACCACCTTGTCCAAGTCATAGCCGTGCAAGGTATTGGGGTTGCAAAAATGGTGAAATGACAACGAAGCCGATTTATCCTGATTTAAAATTATATGAAGAAATTTTATTTTTACAAAATTATTTTACCGGGAAGTATTGTGTTGAGAATGTTATTCCTTATTACGAACCTTTAATACAAGCGCAAAAAAGAGGAAGACATTTATACTGGACCAACTTTGTATTACCTGCCAATATCAATGAACGAAAATTTTTAGGTTTATGCCAAAGAACTAAAACAAATAAATATCAAGGTAACGAGTTAGATGGTTTATGTGAGTTTCATAATTATGACTTTACGAAATATGAAGGTGAACAATCAGTTATAAAAATGGCTCGTAACCTGGTAGACTATGAAGCTGGTAGAACAATACTTGAAACGGCTATTGGAATAATTAGAAACTTAAATACAAAACAACAAACATTAGAACTATGAGAATAACAATCAAAGCACCACAGCGCAACAGCCGCACAACATTTCGTCAAAGTGAAATCGACCGATTGAAAGAAATCATTTACCACCAAGGCATCCGCATCAACGAGTTAGAAAGAATGCTTAAAATGGAAAACATGGATAAAGATGAGCAGGTAATTAAAGCCGCACACCTTGCTATCCGTTCTGTATTCAGCGAATATCGCCCCGAATGGGTGGTAATCAGCACTCGCAAACGGGATGTTGTAGAGCTGCGCCAAATGTTTCAGTGGCTGTGCCGCAATAAAACCTCTCTTTCGTTGCAGAAAATCGGGCAAATATGCGGTGGCCGTGACCATAGCACCGTGATAAATAGCTGCCGGGTTGTGGACAACCTGATGAGTTACGACAAACGCTATGCCCGGAACCTTGAAACGGTCAAAAATAAGTTTGAAGAATTTGCAGAACAGATTTAATTTACTATATTTGCACCTATGTTAATACTCGATATATGTTTAAGTGACCTGCCCAGTGAGGCAATCACCACCGCCAAGAACGGAAAGAAGTACATCAAGCTCGTATGTGCTGAACGCAAAGCCGAAGGAAAGTTCGGAGAAACCCACTACATTGCACTCTCGCAAAGCAAAGAAGAACGGGAAGCAAAGAAACCTGCAACGTATGTTGGTGGTGCTAAAAGTTACAATAATGTAACTAACAAAAATGTAAGCAGAGAAAATCTTTTCAAAGCCGACAAAGGGGGCATCATGGAAAACTTTAAAAATGACTATGCTGCCCAAATGGAAAACGAACAAAATGATTTACCGTTCTAATGAAAGACCAAATCATTAAAACCTGTCATGACATTAGAGATTTGCTGCTTGAAAAAAATGTCAAGTATGGAAACTCTGCACTCGAACCAGTGCGGGTTTTCAGCAAGGCATCCACAACCGAGCAGTTGTTGGTAAGGATTGATGATAAATTGAGCCGCATCAAAACAACCGGGATGGAAGCACCTGATGAAGACACATTGAATGACCTTATCGGCTACCTAATTTTACTTAAAATCGCAACGAAATGACACACGAAGAAAAACGTATACACTTTTTAATCCACGCCCGTAAAGGCATGAAGATGCAGGTTGTTGATGCCTGTAAAGGTGTGGCAAGTTATGCCACCGTGATAAAAGCCCTGAACAATCCCAGCAAATACAAAAGCAAAAAGGAGCAGCAGGTAATTGACACGGCTTTTGCGTTGCTATGACAACGGAAGACCGGGGATATAAAACGGTTGTGTATTGGAAAGACCAGATGATGTCTTTTGAGCCAGTGCCTGATGACGAACTTGAAAAAACCCTGAAAAAATATCGGAAGAAAGGATTTAACGCTGAACCGATTTCGGATGACCTGATAAAAAAAATTGCAGAAAGTTTGAAAATATAAAAAAGTATACTATATTTGCATCATGGAAACACAAATAAAAGTCACACACACCGGCAGCTATTCTGCCAAGTTCGAACACGATGATGTTATTTACCGCATTGACTGGGAAGATGACAGCGACACCGTTTATTTATTTCAGGAGTTCAGCCCGACAGCCGAAGGCCGCAAATGCGTGAGCATCCCGGCTGAAATTCTGCCGACCTTGATCCGCATCTTCGGCACAATCCACACGGACAATTTAAAATAACAAGGCAAAATCAAGACAAACACTTTAATATTCCAAGGACAATGAATGAAACACTAACCGCACCTATTCAGCCAAACGAAATCGAATGGCGTGTGCAATCAGTCACCAGCACGGGCAAAATGATTGTCGTGCCGTACATTAACAATCGCTGTGTAATGCAACGCTTTGACGCTGCTTTCGGGCCGACAAATTGGACATCGGAGTTCAGGGAAATAGGCAATGGCTTTATCTGCCGATTGACCGTGTATTTGGATGGCCAAACAATCACTCGTGAAGATGGTGCCAGCAAGACCAACATCGAACCTGAAAAGGGTGGCATCAGTGATGCAATGAAAAGGGCTGCGGTGCAGTTTGGTTTGGGCCGCTGCCTGTATGATTACCCCAAGGTATTCATTGAATGCAACGACAAGTATATCCCGGACTGGGCCCAAGACAAACTGACCAAGCTGGTGGAGTGGGTAAATCTCGGTAACTTCAAAGAGGTAATAATTTTGAAGCCATGATGGACATCGTGAATTTATTATTTGATGTTGAGGAAGGCAACGCATCCGCTTTGGATGCGTTCTGCCACCTCACCCGGTTGGAAAAGCAAATCAAAGCGGCAAAGGAGCAGATACAATCACAGGCCATAAACGAAGCACAGAAGCACGGCAAGACATTCACCCACATGGGTTTTGAAATCCAATGCCGGGCAGGTGCTGGGCGGTGGAAATTTGACCACCTTGACGAATGGGTTGTGGTAAAAAATAAACTTGCATCCGTTGAAGATATGGCAAAGTGGGCATACAAGTCGGAAGAAAAAGGGGTGTTGCCCATAACCGATGGGGGTGATATTATTAATGCTGCTGTGTATGTGGCAGGAAGTGACACCATTGCATTAAAGGAGATTGGTCATGCTGAATAAAAGAGAAACCCCCAAGTCAATAGAACAATGGCAGCCACCATGCGAGGATGAAGTAACAGAAGCACAGCCATACGATTACACCCAAATGCCTGATGACATTCCAAGCGTAGATGAATGGTTCAAAATCAGGGTGTGGCAAGACGAATTAAACGGCACAGCCCTGACAAATTAGATGGTATTTGGTTTAATGTTGTATATTGCCCCTGCCTTGTTAGCATTCATTGACTTTTTGGTGGATGTTAGCAATCGCAGGGGCTAACTACTTTTATAGAAAGATGACTAAAATAGAAATCGTCAAGAGCATAATGCATCAGCACATGCTCGATGGGCAGCTGATGCTCCCAAAACAAACACTCGCCAAACTTATTTACGAACAAAACCCCGGTGTATGGCCAACCGTTAACGCTGTGCGTAACACTATACGTAAATGCACCAACTCGTTTGGCGACCAAAAGTATGGTAAAAAACACACTGAAAATATGCCCGGTAAATCAACAATCGAAGAAGGCCTGAAAAAGTTTGGCCTTTACACCAAGCTACCAGTCCGAAAGGATGTGGTTCTGCCATCAGGAAAGTACCTTGTCATGTCCGACATTCACTTTCCGGAGCATGATCCATTGGCAATCCAAGCATCGTTGGAATACGGCAAAGAAAAAGGTATCACAGGCATTGTGCTGAATGGTGACATTATTGATATGTACATGGTGAGCCGCTTTTTGCAGGAAACCAAACGACCAAGCATCCGTGAGGAATTGATAATGACACGCAGTTTCTTCCAGTTGCTACGTGAGGAATTTCCAACCCTGCCCATTTGGTACAAGTTCGGCAATCACGAAGAACGGATGCGCCATTATTTGCTATCCAATGCCCGTGCCATTGAAGATCTTGACGGCATCACCCTTGAAGAACAACTGCATCTTAAAAAATATGATATTAAAGTAGTGTTTAGAGAGCGGATAAAGGCAGGGAAACTTGACATCCTTCACGGACACGAATTTCAAAAGTCAATCATGGCCCCTGTCAACCCGGCAAGGGGTGCATTCATGAGGGCTAAATCTTCGCTGCTTATCGGCCACCACCACCAAACATCAAGCCACCACGAAAACAACCTGAAAGGTGATGAGATTGTTTGTTTCTCAACTGGGTGTCATTGCACACTTACTCCCGAATACAACCCCTACGGCTACATCAAACAAAATCATGGTGGTGCAATCGTGACCGTGCTGCCAAACCGAAATTTCCACGTTGAAAACTACCGCATAATAGAAGGGAGAGTTTACTGATGTTTCACACACCGTTATGTTTGGAAGTAATTGCAGGGGATGAAATGGAAGATGCGCTTTATGAAATGGGTATTGCACCTTCCGAAGTTGATTTGTATCAAGAGCCGACATTTCCTGTCTGTTTGTACAAAATTGACTGCATGATGCCTGACAATCGGAGCACACCAAAAAAGCCGCTGACAATTATTGTGTGCGGTGAGTTGACATATATTGTCAAGTTTTCAATAGAGCATCTTATCAATTTGGTGGATGTCCACAGATAGTTTTTACACAAAGCATTGAGTGATTTTGCTCAATGGAATGAGCAATTTTACAGAATTTTGCTTATCCGAATGTGCAAAATAGTGTAAAATCTATGGTCTGCCCTGCGTTAAATCGCTTCACAATCTCGAACCAGTGCTTATCAGGTACAACCTGACACCCTGCTGACCACTTATTAACCCAGTCACCAAGCCCGGCACGGTGAAAGTTGATGCCAAACAACCCGAATTGCGTCACCTTTTGGTCAAGTTGCCTGTCTTTTGTACCATCCCGGTAGATGGTTATAGGCAAAATCTGCTGAAAATAAGGCGCACCAAGCCACAAATTAGACCATTTTGCACCCGTTACAAAGCGGTGTGAACCGACAACCTGCTGTTCAGTGGCTACTGCTGTGCCATTTATCCCACCAACGGTGAGAGGATTGTATACATAGAAGTCACCTGCGGTGGTGGAAGCCGGGCAAACATAGACAATTTGGCCGTATTTGTAGACTACGCAGTAATCTTCGAACTTGTTTGTCAGCTTGTCATCGGTTCGCAGCCACACAATGCCGTGATATTGCGGAAGCCATTTGCGTTTTTTCAGCTCATTGGCTATGTAGTTGCTCAATGCTTCGGTAGATTTCGGGCCAATAACCCCATCAGCTTTCAGGTTTGCCCCGTTTTTGTTCAGTAGTTCTTGTAGCTTTATCATTTGGCTATGAATAATAATGATGATAAGATTGCGATATTTCGCCACGCATTTCGTTTCCTACGCATTTTATTGTTATCTGTGGCACATTGTACCATAAGTTCTTTTTGAGTGGCTGTAATGGCTTCTAAATGCGTTATCGCACTATCCTGTAATTTTATCACTTGCTCTTGGCTGTAAATTACCACGCTATCATCGGATATAATCTCCCAGCATAGGCGGTTTTCGTCAATCAGGGCGGCAAGTTTTATCGTGTCCTGTTGAAGTTCGGTAATGGTCAGCGTATCGTGGACATATTTTGTCCTAATTTCACGTATGCGTTTAACCTTTTCAGGGCGGTTGATCAGCAGCACAGCATATTCGTTTTTGATGCTGTCAATTTCGGCTTTCAGCGAGTCAATTAGTCCTGTGTCTGCTTGTGGTTTTTGTTGTGTCGGGCAATGCCCAAAGACAAGCACAATGCCAAGTACACCACAAAGCACAAAAAGCCAATCACTTCGTTTCATCCTCCGCGAAAAAATTGGTCACGAATTTACCCACCGCACCGCATACACCTGAAATCAGCATCAACTTGGGATGGTCAAGGTTAAGCCCGGCAACGAACAAAGATGCAGCGGCAATGCTGTCACCCAAAACCCTGAAACGCTTGGGGGTAGGTTTGAAATATCCTTTTAATTTCATCTGCCTTGTCCTCTGTATGGTTTTGCTGACTTGTGTTTGTTCGCTGACTTCGTGTGTCTGCCCAGTTTCCGTTTGCTTTTCGGTTGCCATTTGGTTATCTCCTTACTTTTTGCCATACTTGAAAAACTTATAGATGCCGATGCATGATAAAACAAGGGCAGCGGTGAAAGACAGGAATTGAATAAGTGGAAGCAGTTTTGCAGCAGCCCCGGCCAACCATAACAGCCAACTACCTACGATGGTTTCAGTTTCGTGTTTCATGGAAATGGCGGTGATGGTTTAGGATTGTAGGGAATAAGCGGCAAATTCTGCACCCACATAAAATCAGGGTTTACGCACTGGGCAATTTCTTCAACCGAAATAACCCAATCATCCCACGCATCCTGAATGGGGTTAAAGTAGCTGTCAGGCATATACCATTGGCCGATGAGTAAATCTTTGTCAGTTTCAGTCAACATCCCAACATAAAGGGCATAATCTTCGGGTGCTATTTCGGATAATTTAATCATTACACTTGGCGATTTAATGTGGTTTGGTATGCTTGAACTGCGGTATAAAGGTTTGATGCTTCGGTGTCGGTTAGGCCGTCACCGATGGAAGCAAATGCTAATTGACGGTTTGAATAATTACTAATAGGTGTTGTTATTACTGCACCTAATGTAAAATTATTATTACATTTTGAAACTGAATTTGAAGATACAGTATATTTAATAGAATTTTTATAAACAAATACTTGTGTGTTATTTATTCTATTTGCCATAAAAAATCCTCTTGTATCATTATTTGAATTTGCTATTCCTGATGTTCCTTGAACTCTACCATATATATTGCCTCCAAAGTTTGGATAAATATTTGTTTCAGTTCCAGAACCAACTGCACTTATATCAGCACTGTTTGTATTATTATTTGTTCTTGAATAAAATGATAAATGTTCATTATTTAATGTCATAATATTATTTTCATTCAATTTAGTATCAGCATAACCATTTGTTCCATTTGGAAGCCATCCGGTTGAGCTATGCGTAGAACCACCTGAAAATACCAATCTAAACGCAGCATCCAAGTCCCGTGCGTCTTTCAAATTCCATTTGTGGCTCGATGCCGTTCCTCCACAAAAAGGATAGATGGCTTTCATCTTTGTCCAAATACCATAACCTTTCAAGTCGGTTACCAAATTATTGATAGCTAATTTTTGTGTTTCATTAGTTATTTCAGCAGCATTGACAAAAGCCAAAGCATCGGCATCCGATGGCGTATATGGCCCACCTGCTACAAATGACCGAACACCAATCCTTATCATACGTTATACGCTACGATGCTTCCGCTTGTCAGGGTTATGCTGCTGAACCAATCACCTTCGGAAATCGAAATAAACGTGCCTTGTTTCAGGGTTACACCTGTCAATCCGAGGGTTGTCATTACACTGCTACCTGCTTTGTCAAGGGCTGCGGAAACAACCGCATCTGCGTTTACTACAAAACCCTGCCAACGGCCGGTGTTTGCGCCTGTTCCTGAAAGGACTTTGCAGCCAGTGAAGCCGCTCATAAATTCTGTTGCTGTACTCATTTTATTCTATTGTTGGGAATGTTAAATTGTTATTGGGGGTGTCGCAGTAATCTCTCAAATTTGGACAATGGTATTCGATAACGGCTGCAACTCCGCTAACGATGTCCGTTTGGGCGTCATAAAAAGGGGTAATGCTGTCATTTATTACCCATGTTCCTGCTATGTTGTTTCGGTACACATAACGCAGCATGGAGTAAATGTCCAACATCACCGTGTGCATATCTGAAATCCTCTCCACCGCATCGGTGAAATCCTCACGATGTCTGTCAGCAATGGCAACCGCAAAGCGATAAATCACTTTGTCAACGGTCACCTGACTGCCATCAGGAAAAATCCGCATTAACGGATAAAGCTGCTCACCGCTTGTATTGATGTTTGGCTCAATATTTACGATGGTGGACTTTATCTGCTTGTGATTGTTCCCGGCTGTTTCCAGTGCTTCCAGCAGTTGATTTATTGTTACCATTGAGATAGAGTTTCAGTTTGTTTTCGTTTTTCGTTCTTACTTTATTCATGAGAAAAATCCACGCAGGAATTTATAGTCATCATCTTCACCCAAGTAAAAACCACCAAATAAATATTGGTTCTGTGGGTTAATCACATCCAAGCCACTTGCAGGGTTTTGGTATTCGGGGAAAAGTGTATCATTTTCTGCCAAGTACAAACGCAATCTTTCTGCGTAGTATTCTGCCTTGTTTTGGTAACGCTGCTCAATCATGCGAAGCTGGTCAACATCCACCGCATTTGCATTTTCTGCTCCACGACTTGCCGCTGACTTATTCATCATTTTGTAGGTCAATGGAAGCATTGAGTCCAAAATCACATAATGATACAGACAAGGTGCAACGTATTTGTTGACCAATGTCAGGTAATTACCACCAAGCCCAGCACCATTGATGTCATCACAAATCTTGTCATATAGGGTACTGCCCAAAATATCACGGATGTACACATCCTGTGCTGTGCGCATGGCAGTTTGAAGCAACTTGCTATCGACATTCTCATCGATAGGGGTGTTCTTCTTTACATCCTGCTCACTTACGAAATATGCGAAATTAGCCATTGTTTCTTCTCCTTACTATTCTTTGTTTCCATTCGTGACGACAATGCGGAATATGCAAAGGTGGTTCGCTTTCAGGCACGGTGTACCACCCACCCCTGCGAAGCCATACGCTATAACCTAAAATTGCAGACATCTGGTCGATTTCTTCACGGGTGTAAAGTTTGCCCATGTCCACCATACGAAGGCAAAACTCACGACTTTTTCCACCGGGTTGCAATGGCAACGCATCGGGATCTAAATCGTATTTGTAACGCAGTTCAAGTTTAGGCAGTTCGGTATCAGCAATCTCACCCCGGCCAATGTCTGTAATTTTGATAGCGTTGTTTGTCCAATTTATCTTTCCGCTGTCCTGCAACTGCTTCAAAATCTTGATAACTTCTTCTTCTCCTATTTTGGTGGCGGTAGAAATGTCTTTCAATGTGGCTTTTTCATCGGAATTTACAACAGCCAACACCCTCTTTTCTTTGGTGGTAAGTTCAAATGTAAGTTTCACTTCCTCAAATTCGCTTTCATCGGCCCCAAATTTGGCAAAAACTGACAAGTCATTATCCGACCATTTGTGAAATTCGCAAGTGTGACCGTCAAACTTTTGCGCCTGTATAGTTGTGTTTTGCAGTCCGAGTGCTTCACGTGCTTCCTCACGGCTTACAATGCCAAATTGATACAATGCAACGTAATCAACACCGAGAAAGTCGCTGTCTTTTGTATCTAATTCAATACCGGGGTAAACGTATTCAAGGGTGTTTTCAAGGCAAGTGTCAAGTTTTACTTGACGTTTGTTGACGTATGATTTGTGGAACAACTCGTATGCCTCAATCATTTCATTACGCTGACCGAGTGCGCCTTCGGTTGCGTAGCCGAGCAGAATTTTCGGAAAGTTATGGCCGATAAAGATTTCATCCTGCACCGTTTCATTCAGTTGCAGGAATTGCTTGTCCATGTCGGAAGGTTGCAGGTGTGCAATCTCCGCAGACTTTTCGTTCATCTCATTGAACTGAATAAGCACACCACCTGCGTTGTCTGTGCCGGTTGTTTTCTGTTTGAACTTGCGCTCAAAGTTAAAGGCAATTTCCTCTGTCGGTTGTCCTTTGAACAACTGAACCAGCGTTCCATTTGCAAACCCGTTGCGGATGTTGTTATTGTGGAAATTGGCTATCTCAACATCGATTTCAATGTATTGTAAGCAATGCTGATAAGGTGGAAGCGGATAAACACCCAAGGCAGGTGCGTATTCACGGAAGTAGAACAGCTGAACTTCCATCGGCTGCGCCTTGTTTGGATTAAAAGGCGCATAATGCTTCATGTCCTCATGCTTTGCCTTTTTCCAATCCTCGGCATACATATAGATTTCGTGGTCAAGTGTCCTGACATTGCTGAAATCTACGTGGTAAAGTGCTGAAATCTGCCCTACTTTGTTGTAATGTACTTCATACGCAAAGCCATTAAACAATTCATAATCGAGTGCCAGTTTATTTTTGAACTCCTGAATGCCCTCGTATGGGTTCACGTAATCAATTACCTTAACTGCGCTGGGGTTGCCATCCACAAGTGTTTCTTCACCTGCCACAAAACGGGCTTTCTGCCTTACAATAGCCCCATGTTTTGGGCTTCTGTTGTAAAATTCTAACAAAGTATCGGGAAAATCGTTCTTTTCCCCATAGGTCACGATGCCTTTATTCTTGTTTTCCTTGAATTTAGGCAACTTTGACTCCGTGAAATTTATGCGTAGTAAATCGAAACTCATCCTATATGGTGCTGCTTAATGGTTGTATTGACCTCGTGGTCGTTAAATGCGGTATGCGATGCGGTAACATAGGCCAATCCCCGGTCAATTTCCTGTGATGCAAGTAATGGATTGGTATTCGTTGGGGAAGTTTGTGCGTACAATGCCCAGTAATGTGTACCAACGGCCAATGTTTTTGCTGCGCTGCTGCCCTCTACAAATGAAAATAGCTGGTATCTGTTGGGTGCTGTGC